CAAAAATACACCTATTTCCATTGGTAAAAGTGGTTTTTTCGTAAATACAATGGACAGCCTTGCCTATTAAACTGAATAAAGGAGATAAAACAATGTCAGATAACACTAAATTTGAACAGTTATTAGATCTTCTTGTCAACGAAGAAAAGGAAAAAGCAGAAGACCTTTTCCATGATATCGTTGTTGAGAAGTCAAAGGAAATCTATCAGGGTCTAATTGAGTCTGAAGAAAAAGAAGATGAAAAAGAAGTTGAAGAAACAACTGAAAAGTCGGATGAAGACGAAGTTGAAGAAACAACTAAAGAAAAAGACGAAGAAGAAAAAGTAGAAGAAAACTTCGGCGAAGAAGAAGCAGTTGAAGAAGTTGGTGGCGATGCCGCTGATGACATGATGGCTGATGTAGACGCTGAAGGTGATAAAGATTATAACGACGACGGCGAAATGGATGATCACGAAAGCGATCACGGTGATATGGAAGACCGCGTTGTTGACCTAGAAGACGCTCTAGATGATCTTAAAGCAGAGTTTGAAGCAATGATGGCTGATAAAGGTGGTGAAGAAGCACCTGCAGACGATGCTGAAATGGATATGGGCGACGAAGAAGGTGAAGAAGAATCAGAAGAAGCCGAAGAGGAATCAATGGAAGCAGTTGCTACTGACGAAATTGAAGAGGATGCACAACCAAAAACCGCTGGCGAGACTATGAGAGAATATGTTGAAAAAGTCTCTGCACCTAATAATTCCGAAGGTTCTGATAACACTGCAAGTCCTGTAGCATCGAAAGGTGGTAAGGATTCCGGTGCTGATGGTAAAAACATTGCACAGGGCGGTGAAGAAAAGGGCGGTAGTGCCGTTAAGCCAAAAGACATGGGAAAATCTTTCGAGAATGAACCAGGTTCAAAAGCAGGCGACACTTTTAAGAAAGCATCTGCACCAAAAAGTGCTGAATAATTAGGAGTTAGCCAATATGGCATACTTAAGAGAACATCTTACGTTCGATCAGGCGCAAGTCACCCTTGAGTCTCAAGGTGAAGGGGAAAACAAATCACTTTACTTAAAAGGCATTTGTATTCAGGGTGGTGTCAAAAACGCTAATCAGCGTGTTTACCCTGTCTCCGAGATAGGCAACGCTGTGAGGACACTCAAGGATCAGATCGACGGCGGTTATTCTGTACTAGGTGAAGTAGATCACCCAGATGATTTAAAAGTAAACTTGGACAGGGTCAGTCACATGATTACAGACATGTGGATGGATGGTCCTAACGGATTTGGCAAGATGAAAATTTTGCCAACTCCAATGGGTAACCTAGTTAAAACAATGCTGGAAAGCAAAGTTAAACTAGGAGTATCCAGCAGAGGTAGTGGAGAAGTTAATGAATCTACAGGAGAAGTTAACGGTTTTGAAATTATCACTGTTGATGTGGTAGCACAACCTAGTGCTCCGGGTGCTTATCCTACACCAATCTATGAACACTTCATGAATACTAGAGGTGGTTATAGTGCGATTAGGGCGGCGCAAGAAGTATCGCAAGATGCTAAAGCACAGAAGTACCTTAAAGAACAGATGCTACGAGTCATAAAAGGCTTGCAGTCAAATTAAAGGAGAAGCCAATGAGTGATGTTTTTAACAAACTATTTGAAACTGGCGCTTTAAGCGAGGATGTTCGTGCAGACTTGCAAGAAGCATGGGATCAAAAGGTTAAAGAAAACAAAGACACTGTTACTGCGGAACTCCGTGAGGAATTTGCGAAACGCTACGAGCATGATAAGTCAAACATGATCGAAGCAGTGGATCGCATGGTCTCCGAGCGTTTAGAATCAGAAATTAAGGAATTTTCAGAAGATAAGAAGACACTTGCTGAAGCAAGAGTTGAATATAAGAAGAAAGTTTCTGAACACTCTGGTAAACTGCAAGAGTTTATGCTCAAGCAGTTAACTAAAGAAATTGCAGAACTACACGAGGACCGTTCAATGGTCAGCGAACGTTTTGCAAAACTCGAAGACTTTGTAGTGAAACAACTTGCAAAGGAAATCAACGAGTTTGCAGAAGACAAAAAAGATTTGGCCGAAACCAAGGTAAAACTTGTGAAAGAAGCAAAATCGAAGTTAGACGAGTTGAAAAAACAATTCGTAACTAAATCTGCTAAAGTAGTAAAAGAAACTGTAGGCAAAAAACTTACAGATGAAATCACACAGTTGAAGGAAGATATTCATTCAGCACGTGAAAACAATTTTGGTAGAAAAATCTTTGAAGCATTTGCTAATGAATACGGCTCTTCTTATCTAAATGAGAAATCAGAAACTGCGAAGTTAATGAAACTCATTGCAGACAAAGAAGAAAAGTTAGCAGAAGCAGAAAAAGTCATCACAGAGAAACAAACGATTGTTGAGTCAAAGGATGCGGAAATTTCCAAAGCCAAAGACGATGCTAAACGTGTTGCAGTGATGAGTGACTTGCTCGGCCCATTAGGTAAGGACAAACAAGGTTTGATGTCCGAACTATTGGAATCAGTGCAAACAGAAAAATTGCACACAGCGTTTGAGAAGTATCTACCAGCAGTGATGGAAGATAGAGCGCCAAGAACTGCAAAAAAGGCAATATTAAGTGAAGGCACAGAAGTTACA